TTTAATGCAATTTTAATGCAACCCAATTTTATTTTCTTCAAAATAAGATAATAACTTATCATCTTCAGAGTCTTCAAATTTGTCGAATACACTGGCATATGTATCCAAAGTAGTCTGTATATTTTTATGACCTAATTTTTTTTGTAATACTTTTATATTCATTCCAGCTTCAATACAACGAGTTGCATATGTATGTCTTAACATATGTGGATGAATATGATTAGTAATGCAATTAGTTGCATTAAAATTATTTAAAAAAGTATGTGTACTTCTAGGAGTAATATCAGGGAAGAGTAGAGTGCTATTTTTAGGTATATAATTTAATATTTCTTTAATAATATTATTAATAGGTATTTCTCTTTGAGATTTTTTTGTTTTTACTTTTTCTCCCAGAATAACTTTACCATAATCATCTCTTGTTAATGATTGATGTATTGTAATTGAATCCTTATTAATACAATTCCATTTTAATGCAAGAACTTCTCCAATTCTCATTCCAGTAAATAGCATTAATAAGATTATGGGTTTATATAGTGTTGTTTCATTTGATAATGAAGATATAAGCTTTTTTTCTTCATCTATGGTTAATGCTTCAACTTTTGAACTTTCTTTATTGGATTTTGGTTTTCGTGCTTCTTCATAAGTAATAGGATTTTTAATAATTATATTTCTTTCAACTGCTCTTTTAAAAGCTTGTCCTAATAATTGATATATTTTTTTTAAAGTTGAGTCAGCATAATTGGTATTATCATTTAAAAAATTTTTTATATTTTTAGCAGTAACTTTTTGAATAGGCATATTTCCTAATGAACTGTTTTCTATAATTTTTAATGTATATTTAGCACGATTATATGTGCTAGAAGAATTTTGATTAGATTTTCTTTTATCTTCAACAATTTCTTTACATAATTCATAAACGGTTATCTCTGATTTATCAATATAAATATCGTCTTGAACATCAGCAATAGCTCTAGTCATCTTCTCTTTAACTTCTTTTCTAGTATTACCATAAACAGATTTACGATTTAATTTTCCATCTGATTTTCTACCAGCAGTAAATTGACCAACCCATTTATTTAATTTTTCACTATAATATATAGTTCCTTCGCCATTTCCACGCTTTGCCATAGTTACCTCCTTAAAAAATAAGATAAGTATATTTCAACTTATCCTTAGTATATATATCCATATTTGCCTTCATAAAATTTAAGAGCTTTTTTCATATATTCAATTGTAACCTCAAAATAATCTGCTAAACTATAAACTGTATTAATTCCGATTTTTAATGGCTAATTTTAGATTCTCAAAAGGAATTAATATATAATAGCTCCATTTCTTAGCTCTATATTCCTGCTTGTTTATCAAAGTTGTGTCAGTACAGTTAATAGAATATGTTGCATCTTGATAATAGTGTCCTAATTCTTCTGATAAAGTTTCTTTTTCAATATATGAGTTATCTATACTTGTATAATTTAATGCAATTGCATTTATCTTATCTATATTTATAAAACAACCGTAAGCATCCTCTATATAGTAATCATATATTTTTATATGTTCTTTTTCTGCTAAATCATATAAATTATTTAGATTCATTCTTTTTATCTCCAACATTTTTTTTATTATCTTTCATAATTACTTCTAATAAACCTTTTATTTGTTGTTTTTGAGTTTCACTAGGCGGGTTGTAATCTTTCATATTAAACCCGATTTTGGCTAGTCCTAGTGGGTCGGATTCTTCTGGATTCCTGATATCAGATTTTCCAAGAATGTAATCGATACTACAATTGAATATTTCGGCAAGCTTGACAAGAACTTCTAAACTTGGTTTTCGAGTTTCACTTTCATATAAACCAATTACACTTTTTGAACTTTCTAATCTATTTGCTAAATCTTGTTGAGTAAGATTAAATTCTTCTCTTAAGATTTTTATTCTGTTCATATTATCACTTCCTAACAGAAAATATTATAGCATACTTAAAGTATACTTTTCAATATTTTTTTTAAAAAAGTTTTCTTAGAGTAGATAAGATTTCAAAGATTTATAAGAAAAAAGCAGAAAAAAGATTTAAAAAAATACTTGACAGTCTACTAAAAGTAGTGTATACTTTCAGCAGACAAGGAGGGGAGAGAAAATGAAAAGAGAAAAATTACAAGAATTTAGGCAGAAACATAAATTAACACAAGAACAAATGGCAAAACAATTAGAAATAACGGTTTCACATTATAAAGCAATTGAATACGGACAAAGAAATCCAAGTTTCGAATTGATGGAAAGACTAAAAGATTGTTTTCCTAAAATGAATATAGATAAAATTTTTTTGTCTTAAAAGTCTACTTTTAGAATACAATAAATAAATTTCAAAAACTATTGACAAATAAAAATTTCGTTTTTAGAAAATAAAAAAATTAATTATAAAATGCAAGAGAAGAGAGGAAGTGAAGAAATGAAAGAAAAGAAATCAATAAAAACATATGAAGAATTACCAGAAACAATAACACCATTAGATTATGCAGAATGGAGAGGAATTGGAGAAAATAAAGCAAGGGAAATATTTAACAGAGATGATTTTCCAAGAATAAAAGGAACTGGTGTAAAACAAATTGCAGATAAAAGAGCTGTATTTTTATATGATTTAGGACTTGAAAATGATGAAAAGCAAAATGCACTTAAGGAACTGGCTAGACAAATAATTTAAGAAAGGAAGTGAAAACAAATGAAAAGAAGTTGGAAAAATTTTAGAATAGACAAAAGCAAAGTCTATATGAGATTAGGACAAGCAGTAGCATATACATCAATGTGGTTAGCAGGAGTAACATTTTGTTACTGGATGTTCTTACAGGGAATGACATACTAGGAGGAAAAGATGACAAAAAAACGTGAAAAAGAATTAAAAAAATATGGAATAAGTAATCATGAAATTAAAGAAGCAAAAGAACAAAATAAAAAAGAAAAAGTATTACTTATGATAGCAATACTTAATTGGTTAAATGCAATATTAATGTTGATTATTTTATTATTTGATTTCTAAAGTCTTTATCTATTTTAAATTTAAATTTAAATTTTTTGGATTTTGGAACTGCATTAATTATGAGATTGAATTTTTTAGGAATGTTATTTAAATTATCAAAAATTATGAACCCCTCACAAGATGATAGTGGCTCTAATTTGACTAAAGGTGTAATCAATTTATCTTTTATATATTTACCATTATTTTTTATTAAATGATTATCATAAAATTCAAAATCCGTAGGAATAAAAGAGTAGTCTTTTGAAGAAAAACTATTATATATATGTTTTTTATTTAATATGAAATCTGTTATTGTTATAGGATTTTTAGAGCAATTATTTATTCTAACCAATAATGCTATGGTATATAGATTTTTACTATATGTTACAAATTCTTCTTCAAAGTCATTTGATATTACATCATTAGGAGAAAGAGTTACAAAATTAATACCAAGATTTATAAATTTTAAATTAAATTTTTCTTTATTATAAAGAATAGTAGATAAAATAGCTCCATATAAAGCAACTACAAGAGCAAATAATGCGATTTTATCAGTAGCATTTAAAGAAATGAACCAAACAAACATAATAATAACCTCTCTTTCGAGGGTATTATACATTAATTTACAAAATTTTACAAGAAAGGAGTACCAAAGATGGACAAGTTAGATAAGTGTTATTACTGGCACATAATTACTTTGGCAAAATTAAAATTAAAAGGAAAGGAGTGTAAGAAATGTTTAAGAAGATAAAAGAATTACAAAGTTTAGTTGATGAAAGTAGAAAAGCTTTAAAAGAAGCAGAAAGAAAAGTAGAAAGACTAGAAATAAGTCAAAAAAGTTTGAGAGCAGAAATAGAAGATGAACATTTAGAAAATTATAAACATCATAGAAAGTTATTAGCAATAGAAAAACTCTTACAAGAACAAGATTACAACAATACAGAAAATCTAAAAAATAAAATAAGAACTATATTAAATAAAAAAGAACTAGTAGACCTACTAAAATCAAACTAGTTCATAGACACTTAAATAAACGAATCTATTTATATATTAGCACAAATAAATAGAAATGTCAAAGGAGAATTAAAAATGTTAGAAAACAGGATGATAGAAGAAGATTATATAGAAACAAACAATGATTATGACAGTTATTTAGAATATTTACTAGAAAAGAATGATGAAAATTATAATGATGAAATATATGGAAGGGTAAGTGAAGAATAATGCAAGATTTAAGTTTATATCAAATAACAAATGCATTTCCAATGTTGATAGCACAGGAAGAAATGACAGAAGAAGATAAAAAGAAAGTAGAAAAAGAATTAATAGAATTATTGCAACAAAAAAGCCAAAATTTAATTGGCTATACAAGAAATATAGAATTAACTATTGAAGCAATGAAAAACGAAGAAAAACGAATTTCAGAGCAAAGAAAGACATTAGAAAATAGACTTACAAAATTTAAGGAATATGTAAAAGAATGTATGGAACAAGGTGGATTTACAAAACTAGAAACACCACTTGGAACATTAAGCATAGCAAAGAATCCACCTAGTGTAGAAATCATAAACGAAGATGAAATTCCTAGCGAATACAAAACAGAAATTATAACAGTTAAAGTAGATAAAACAGCAATAAAAAATAATTTTACTAAAACAGGAGAAATACCAGCAGGAGTTAATATAAATACACAAAATACAAGTTTAAGAATAAAGTAGGGGGTAATTATGGATTATTTAGATTTAAAAGAAAATAAAGAGGGAGAATACTATGGAAATTAAAGAAATGAATATATTTGAAAAGCTTTCTAATATAACAAATGAAATTTCTAGTGTCAATAAAAACTTGACTGTTGGACAAGGTAAAAGTGCTTATAAAGCTGTAGGAGAAGCAGATATTTTAAAGGCAGTTAAAGAATTAGAATTTAAATATAGAGTTTATAGTTATCCAGTAAATAGAGAAGTATTAGAAAGCACAATGTATACTACTACAAATGAATACGGAGAAAAAAACAATATTTTTAGTAGGATAAAAACTACGTATAGATTTGTAAATATCGATAAGACAGAAGAATATATAGAAACAATAACATTTGCAGAAGGAATAGATACGCAAGATAAAGGGTCAGGGAAAGCGATGACATATGCAGATAAATATGCTTTGATGAAGTCTTATAAGATAATAACAGGAGAAGATCCTGACCAGAATCCAAGTGAAGTTGGTTACAAAAAGAAACAGGCACCAACAAGAGTATCTAACAATAAAATTACAGATGTAGAAGCAAAGTCAATATATGCGCTTATGATAAGAAAAGGATTTGATGTTGGACCAGTTTTAGAAAAGAATTATGGAATAACTTACACAACAGATTTAACAAAAGAACAATACATGTCAATATTAAATAAATGCAACACAATGCCAGATAAGAAGTAGGTGGTTAAATGCAAACTACAGGAACATTAGAAGAAATAAACATAGATTATAAGACTGGAAAACCAAAAATAAGCTTTCTAATTGATGGAAAGGACAAGTTATCAGATATAGAACAACTAAAAGGTTTAAAACTTAAAATAGATGCAAAGAAATACATAAAAAAAAGAACAACTAATGCAAATAATTATTTTTGGAAACTTTTGCAAGAATTATGTGATTTATCAGAAATAGATACTATAGAGGAATACAAAAGAAGGGTAAAAAAATTAGGAATATTTAGAAGATTTAGAATAGAGACAGAGAATATCAAAACATTTGAAAAAATGTGGGTAGCACAAGGAATTGCTTGGTTCTGTGAGATAGCTGATACAACATATATAGGAAATACAGAATTTAAAATAATAAATGCATATTACGGTTCAAGTTCTTTTAATTCAAAACAAATGTCCAGATTAATAGATGGTGTAGTTCAAGATTGTAAGGCTTATGGAATAGAAACTAAATCAGATGCAGAAATAGAAAGTTTATTGAAAGAGTGGGACAAGAAATGAAACGATATTCAATATTAAATAATTTAGATAAATGTTTCTTTTGTGGTAAACCAGCAGAATGTATTCATGAAGTTTATTTTGGTTCAGCCAATAGGCAAATTTCAATTGAGAATGGATTTTGCACTGGTTTATGTCATAAAGAACATAATATGTCAAACAACTCTGTACATTACAATAGAAACATGGATTTAGAGTTAAAAAAAGCATATCAAAAAGAATATGAAAAAACTCATACAAGAGAAGAATTTATAAAATTAATAGGAAAAAGTTATTTATAAAAAATATTAGGAGGAAAAGAAAATGGCAAATAAAAATGAAATTATTATATCAACAGAAGAATATAAGGAGTTAATAAGTAAAGGTGTACCGAACGAAAACGAAAAATGGTTTAAAAATAAATTAGAGGAGTTTTTATTAGATTATTTTAAAATTGATGGTACTTCATTAGAAATTAAAGATAATTGGAAATTCTGTGATGATTTTGAAACATGGTTAAAACTAATTGATAGAGAAATGTATAAGAGAATTTTTAACAAATTATATGATGATAAGATGAAAAAAGAAAATGACAAGATGAAAATGGAAAAAGCAAGAGCAAATAAAGAAATAGATAATGATTAACAACTAGGGGTAAGACTGCATAAGTTTTATCCCTATTTTACGAAAGGAAAACAATATGGCAAAGGATAGTTTTATATTATATCTAGAACAAAAGCAAATATTTGAAATGCTAACAGATGAAGAAGCAGGGCAACTTATAAAAGCAATATTTGAATATGAAGACACTGGACAAACAGTAACATTAGATAGGTCATTGCAAATAGCATTTTTACCAATAAAAAATGTTCTGGATAGAAACAAAGAAAAATATGAAAAAGTAGTTGAAAGAAATAAAAAAAACATTGAAAAAAGATGGAATAAAGAAGATACCAAAAATACCACTGGTAAAAATGGTATACCAAAAAATACCAAAAATACCGATAATGATAATGAACATGATAATGATAATGAACATGATAATGATAAAAAAGAAAAAAACAAAAAAAGAAAAACATTTGATGATGTATTTTCCGAAAATCATTTTTCCAACGACCTAGAAAATACTATTAAAGACTTTATAGATATGCGAAAGACAATAAAAAAGCCAATGACTACTAAAGCCTTAGAGTTGTTGATTAGAAACTTGAAAAAGTTGACGAACTTAGAGGACGAACAGATTGCAATATTAAATCAATCTATTGAACATGGTTGGCAAACAGTATATCCATTAAAACAATTTAAAAATAATTCTAGTAATGGAAATATAAATGATTTTAAAGATTTAATGGAGGAGGCACAAAATGAACAAGCAGGAAACTATACAAGTAATAACACTTTTGGCTGGTAATTATAACAGTATAGCAGAAAAGGATAAAACCCAAAAACAATTAATGATAAATACATGGCTAGAATGTTTAGGAGATTTAGATTATAGATTAGTACTAGAATCGGTAAAAAAGACAATGATAACAAGCCCATATCCTCCAACAATTGCAGATATAAGAAAAAATGCAATAGAAATGATAAAACCAACAACTAGCAAAACGGCAATAGAGGCATGGAATGAAGCCTATTCAATGATTTGCAAAGGAACTTACATGGAGGAAGAAGAATTTGAAAAAGCTAGTCCAGAAGTTAAAAAATTTTTTGGAAATGTAAGACAAGTCAGAGAACTAGCACAAACAAATACAGATGTAGTAAATAGTGTTACAAAAGGTCAATTTTTAAAGCAGTATGAAGTAATAGTCAACAGAGAAAAGGAACAAAAGCTATTGCCTCAAAGTATGCAAGATTTTACAAAGAAATTAGCAGAAAGAATGGATATAAAACAGATAGGAGAGTGATAAACAAATGAATACAATAACATTTAAAACAAGACAAATGAGTTTTAATGACATACAAGATAAAACAAAAATAAGATATATACAAATTTTAAATAGATTAGACAAGCCTAAAACGGCAAAGGAATTAGCAGTAGAATTATTTGATTTAGGATTTATACCAAGCACAGAAAGAAATTATACAGCACCAAGGCTAACAGAATTAGAGAAAATGGGATATGTAAAAGCAATAGATAAAAAGAAATGTGATTATACAGGAAAAACAGTAGCAGTTTATGAGAGAACACAAGCAGGATTTGAAGCAATAAATTATCAACATATACCAAGATTGGATTAAATTATGAAACAGATAAAAAAGAATACGCTATGTTATTACTGTCTAGGTTGTAGCAAACAAGAAAACGATGATTATAAACCAGTAATGAGATGTAAAAGTTTTGTACCAGGAATAAAAAATTGGCAAGAAAAGTTAAGAGAGGAGCTAAAGAAAAGTGAACAAATACAGAAATAAAAAAGTAATAGTAGATGACTACATCTTTGATAGTATCCAAGAAAGTAGAAGATACAAAGAACTAAAACTATTACTAAAAGCAGGAGAAATAAGCAACTTAGAATTACAGCCAAGATTTTTGCTACAAGATAGTTTTAAGAAAAATGGAAGGACATTTAGAAAGATAGAATATGTTGCAGATTTTAAGTACATAGAAAACGGTAAAACAATAGTAGAAGATGTAAAAGGAATACAGACAGATGTATTCAAATTAAAACATAAGATATTTGAAAAAGTTTATCCAGATTTGGAACTAAGAATAATTAAATGAAAGGAACATAAGAGATGATAGAAGTAAACGAATATGTGAGGACTAAAAATGGAGAAATTGGTATATTTGATAGATATAGTTCAAGAAAAGAAAATAGTTTATATAAAAGCCCTTTTAATTGTTTTATAAAAATAAAAAATAGAAAAACACCACTACAATATTGTGAAGATTATATAGTAAAACATAGCAAACAACTAATAGACTTAGTAGAAGTTGAAGATATATTAAAGATAAAAATATCTGAAGAATGGGTAGAAAAACAAGATACTATTAAATTTGTTGTAGTAGGGCAAACATATACAATAACTGAAATAAAAGAATACTTAGAAAACGGGTTATTTAAAATAATACAAATACTAACAAAAGAAAGTTATATGGCTAATTGCTATAAAGTAGGAGGAGAAGAATAATGAGTCATTTTACAGTAGCAGTTATAACTGCAAAAAAAGAAAAATTAGAAGAAATGTTAGCGCCTTATGATGAAGAGTTAGAAGTAGAACCATATATAGAGAGAACAAAAAAAGAAATAATTGAAAAAGCAAGAAAATGGAAAGAAGATTTTTTAAAAGAACAAAAAGAAGGAAAAAAATTAAGTGGTTGGGAATTGAAATATATAAATGCCCAAACAGATGAAGAATTATACCAAGCAGAAATAGATGAATATGAACAATATGATGAAGAACGGAAATGAATTAAGTACATATAATCCTAATTCAAAATGGGATTGGTATTCAGTAGGTGGAAGATGGAGAAATTTATTGTTAACTAAAGAAGATAATGAAGATGTAATATCAGAAACTAGCTTAGAAGATTTAATAAACCAAGGAAAAAATTTAAGAAAAGAATCTCCAATAGGATATAAATGGGTAGATGGTGCAAGAATAAAAGACATAGATTTTAAAAAAGCTATTGAGTTTCAAAATACATACAACAAAGCAATTAGATTTTGGGAAACTTATGTAGAAGGACAAGAAACAATAACTGAAGAAGAAAAAGAAAATATTAAATTTGAGCTATATAAAAAGGAATATTACATAGAAAGATATAAAACAAAGGAAAATTATGCGGAGGTGCAATGCACATTTTCTTGTTGGGCATTATTAGATGAAACAGGTTGGCATGAAAAAGGAAAAATGGGCTGGTGGGCTATGAACGATAGTACAAAAGATAGTGAACAACTATTCTTAGAAAAATTTACAGAAACAATTAATAAACCAGAAAATCAAGATAAATACTTAATTATAGTAGATTGCCATATATAAAAGTAGGAGGAGAAGATGAATAATTTACTATTTAGAAATGTTATATGCAAAGGATATTTACAGAGAAAAGAAACAAAACATGTATATAATTCAACAATAGACGATGAATATATAGAAGATGATGTTTCAATAACATTAAATCAAGGTGGTAGTTGTGAACAAGAAATTTATGAATTTGTAGAAAAAGAATTTGAAGGAATTTGTGTTGGAATATTTACTAAAAAGATAAAAAGAGAATATGTAGATTGTGTGAATGATGTAAATTATGAAGGATATAATCGAGAAGAACAGTTTATACATACGGAATTAAAAGAACCTATACAAGTAGCAAAAGTATTTTATGGAAATAACAAAAGTAAAATAGTTCCTATTGATAAAGTGGGGACATGGCAATCACCATTTTAAGGAGGAGAATAGATATGTCAAAAATAAGAGATGATGTAGATTTAAAAGAACTTGAAACGATATGGAGATTTCAATATTTTGATAATTCTGGGCAATATAAATTTACTGAAAGAAATATTGATGGTGCAACTTATATTTATATAAATACGTGGAATAGAAAGATTGTGTATAGAAAAGAAAGAGAAAACGATAATATGTGCTTAGAAAAATTATATGATTTAATCAAAGCAAATTTAGCAGTAAAGGAGTAAATATGGAAGAGCCAATAGACTGTGTAAAAATAATTATAGATTATTGTAAAGAAAATTATAATAAATGTGGAAAATGCGAGATAGACCATATATGTGAAAAATATTTTGTTAGAGAACCTAGGAAATGGAGGAGTAAATAAGAGATATGGGAAGATATACAGATAAAAAAGTGAATAATACACCTAAAGCTAAAAAAATAAAAGAAGAGCTAGAAAAATTAGGGCATAAAAATGTAGAAGTGTGGTACGAGACTATAAGGAGTGGTGCAGAAATGAGTGGATATGAAGGAGGCTGGGCTTTTTGTAGTGGCGATGAAGAGGAGAGCTATTTTGACCCTTGTTTAGGATATAATTTTGAAGAAGCTTTAGAAAATATAGAACAATATGATTTGAGAGAGGAGTAAATAAGATATGGAAAGATATAATTTAAAAAATAAAACAGATATAAAAATGCATAATGTATTATTTGCAAAAACAAGTGAAAGAAATTATGAGATGGAAAGGTTATTATTGCTAGAAGATATGCCTGATACAGAATATAATGAATTTGTTTTAGTAGAAGGATATCATTGTAGTTGTTATGATTTTGATGAGACTAACTGGGATTGCACAAAATTAACTAAAGATGAATTAAATAAATTGCTAGAAAAAACAGAAGAGTGGGAGACATTAAGAAAAGAATTAAAAGAATTTTTAGCGAGATATTAAGGGGGGATATAGTGAACGAAAAAACAGTGAATGAAATGTTTTCTTTTTCAGAAAGAGTAATAAAAGAAGTAGTAAAACGAGATGATAAACACACAAAACAAGTAATAAAAGATTATTTTAGAAAAAAATATCCAAAAGAAAATTTAAGATTTGACTTTTTAGACGAAGAAATAGTTAATGAAGTTTTAGAGTTAGGAATAGCAGAATATCAAAGGAGACAAGCCTTAGGAGGTGTTTTAAGTGAAAGAAAATGATGAAGCATTAAAAGTAATAGGAAAAAGATATATGTTATGGAATATTCAAAGACAAGTGTATGCATTAAAGCTAAAAGATAGAACGGTAACAGAAGAATGGCTAATTGATATATTAGATAGTTTAGAAAAAATGCAATTAGTAGAAGAAGATAACTGGGACACTAAAAAATATATAGAAAGTGAAATAGAACAAGACATGATAAGAGAAAGCAAGATATTAAATAAGAAAATTAGGGAGCTGATTAAGTGAAAGAAAATAGTATTAAGAATGAAAGAAGTTCTATAGAAGAAGATATAAAAATATTAGAAGAAATGATTGAAAATGCAAATATTGAAAATATGGATATGAATAACTGTTTTGGTGGAGAACATATTGAAGCTATAGAACATATTTTATCAGATTATAAAAGAGTATTAAAAGAGAATGAATTGTTAAGAAAAGATATAGAAGGCTGGAAAAAATACTGTGAAGAAATAGAAGAAGAACAAACAGAAATAAGTAATAAAAACTGCAAATTAGAGTTTGAGATAGAAAAACTACAAAAAGAGAACGAAGAATTAAAACAAGATAGGAATACTAATTATCAAATGATAGTATTAGCACAAAATGAAATGTTAGGATATATACAAGGATATGAAGATGGTAAAAAATTAAAGAGAAGTGCTGTTGCATGTGCAGTAGAAAATCAACAGTATTATATAATAAAGAAAGAAATTGAACACTATAAAGAATATATAGAAAAACTACAAAAAGAAAATGAAAAATATAAAAGATTAAGTGAAATGAATTTAAAAAATGCAGAAGAATTTAAAAATAATATGTGTGAACATAGATGCTTATTGAAAAGTGAAAATGAAGAACTACAAAGAGAAAATGAAGAATTGAAGAAATTTATAACAGAAGGTATAACAGTTGCACCACATAGTCCATACAAAAATTATAGATTAGATTTTTTAAGAGAAAATTTTGTTTCAAAGAAAAAAATAAAAGACAAGATAGAAGAATTAAAGAACACTCCATTAAAAATAAAAGAGAATGACAAATATTATTATGAAACAGATGCATATAACAAAATAGTAGTACAAGTTTTACAAGAACTACTAGAAGGGAGAGAATAAAATGGTAAAAGTAACAGATAGATTTTATATAACAGCAAATAGTAATTGCTATACATTACAAGAAAAAACAAAAGTACAAGATGTTAAAAGTGAAAATTACGGTAAAGAAATATTTAAGGATTTAGGTTATTACACAACAATAGAAAATTGCCTAAAAGGGATTTTAAAAACAATTACAAGAGAATATATAAGCAGAGAAGAAGAAAACAGTATTTATGAATTACAAAAAGAAATAAAAAGAGCAAATGAATTTTTAGAAAAACTAAAATTAGATATTTGGGAGGACAAATAAAATGAGTGCTGATGAGATGTTTAAAGAATTAGGATACAAAAAATCAGTTGGAGAGACAACAGAAGTTTATAAATTATCAAGAGATAATAAAAACATTTATTTTTCTAAACTAATAAAAAGAATAAAAATAGACGGTAAGTATGATTTTTTAGATATGCAAGAATTACAAGCAATAAGTAAAAAATGTAAGGAATTGGGGTGGATATAATGATGACACCAGGGGATATAGATAAATTACAAAAAGAATGTGATTTTGAACATATGAAAGAAACGATAGATAAGCAACAAACACAAATAAGAGAGTTAATAGATAAAAACAAGGTCGTTGATTTAGACTATAAAGAAGAATATTACAAATTGCAAAAAGAAAATTATAAGTTAAAACAAAAAATAGAAGAATATCAAGAAGCGTTATTGAATATGTGTTCAAAATAGGAGGTTTTTAAGTGAAAGAAAAAATGGATACATATGTGGCATATATAAGTGCCAAAAATGTAACGAGTGGACATTTAGTAATATATGATAAAGAAGCATATATGTTTACATTTAAAACAATATATAAAAGCAGCAAAGGATATTATATAAAAATAAAAGGTAAAACAGTATATTTAGAAGATTTTAAGGAGGACTAACATATGACAAAAGAACAAGCAATAGAAAGATTGAAAAGTAAATTAGATAATGACAAAAAATATTTAGAACAATGTAATCCATTTTCGGATTTAGTAAATGAAGTGAGATTAGATAATAAATCAATAGAAATAGTTTTATCTATGCTAAAAGAAAAAGAAAAACAAATAGATTTAATGGCTGAACAATTAACGACACCAATTCATGGCAAAGAGTGGATTAAAAAATATTACGAAAATAAAGTAAAAGATGTGGAGTGATACAAATGACTAAAACAATAAAGAATCTATTAAATGCCAAAGAATTAATAGAGAAAAAGATAAATTTAAACAATAATTTACTAGAGACAATAAAAGTATTAAGGCAAGATGAAAATAACCTAAAAGACGAAAATGATGCTTATGAGATAGCATTAAAACTAATTAAGAAAAGGCTAAAAGAAGAATATAGAAGGTAGGAATACAAATGAATATATATGGAATATACGATATAAAGAATAATGAGCAATGTATGAGAGTAGGAACATTGCAAGAAGTGGTAAAGTTTTTAAATTTAACAGCAAGAGAAATGAGTAGAGCATTAAAGAAAAATAACACGGTAAGAAAACATTATAAAATATATTATTTATTTAATGAGGAGGTATACTAATGAGTAAATACATAAAAGAGGATGTTGAAATAATGCTAAGAAATCATAAAAAAAATGAGGCAAAATTAACAGAAGTGCAATTAAAAAAGGAAGGATATCAAGAGCAATTATGTTATGCAGGAACAGTATATGAAGATACAGAAAATGAAATAATAGAAAATATGCAAGTAGCTGGACAAGCATACGATAGTATACATAGTAATACAAATAAAATATCTGATAAGGTATCAAATACAGTTGCTAATTATAAAAATGAATTAAACCATATAAATAAATTTGATAGACAGTATATAAATTCAAAAATTATAGAATGTGAAGCAGAAGAAAATATATTAAATAAAAAAATAGTAAGAGTTAAAAATTTATTAACTATACTTAGTGAAAAACAACGTTTTGTAATTAATAAATTTTATATAGACAGTGAAAAAGGAGATTGGAAAAGAGTTGCAAAAGAGTATGAAAATGAATTTCCAAAGTATTTGTCAATAAAACAATTACAAAATATAAGAGATGTAGCTTTAAAGGACATGTTAGAGGTATTAAACACATAAAATTCGTTAAAATTTCGCTAAAATTTCGCATAAATTGTATTTAAAATTTCGTTTCTAATATTATATAATTATAATAGAAAAATTATAAAAAGTTGCAGATAGAAATATCAAACCCAATGCGACAAAAATTAAAAATAAAGCCCCTTATAATTTTTATTTAAGTTGAGAAGAATAGATGTTTTAAATGTCTATTCTTTTTATATTTGTATGCTGTTGACATAATACAAAAAAGGTGATATAATATTAGCACAATCGTAAGATTGAATAATATTTTAAAGGAGTGCTTATTATGGCAGACAGACATTCGGAGACAGGAAGATATGATGGTAAGTACGGCGATACTACCGTAAGCTGGGAGAACGGCCAGAAGCAGGATGAATCATTTACGCAGTACAACGTTAAAGACGTTGATACGGGTGATCATTACTTCATTAACACCAGAACTGGTGCACAGGGAGCGGCTTTGGGCGATTATAGACCAGGACGTGACGGTAAGTAACAACAAAAAAGGAGAGAGATGAATGTCTCTCTCTTTTTATAGTATAAAAAATCTATTATTTAATAGGTTTATATAATCAAGAGAAATGTAAGTAGAAAATAAAGAGTAAGTACAAGCCCCTTTTTGTATTTGCTCTTTTTATTATGTTATGAAAGGAAGAGAAAAAATGGGAAGTAAAGAATTTTTAGACGAGTGCAAAGAAGAAGTAAGAAGTTATACACAAGCACATTTAGATAAAACTGACAATACATCAGTTTCTTTAGATGATGTTTTTGTTGTTTAGTATTGTAAAACATTACAGAATCATAAAGCACTATTAAGTACAAGATTACCAGATGGTATGTATTATGAATGTACATACAACGGTGACAAAAAAGAATTATACTTTGATGCATATAAGAAATTTGAAAATAAATGCATAAAAATAGATTAAAATTAGTTATTACCAGATGCTAGGTAACTGATAATATAAAGTTTGTTATGTTTATTTGATATGGCAGACCTCCTTTCAAGTTATTTTTTTATATAAACTTTTACAGAACTTTCCTAGCGAGTTCTAATTAATATTTGTAAATAGCATTCAGTATATATAAGAAATATCTATGAACGTTGATAGTAAGGAAACTTTAAGTATAGAATAGGAGCTAGCTAACTATTCTAACTGTAAAGAATATAATGAGATTTATATATATTGAATAGTGTTTATAAAAGAAAAGAGGAAAAGATATGAAAATAGAATGTACAATACAAGAACTAATTGAATTAATTGAGAATAAAAAAGAAACACCAGTTGTTTTTACAACTGGTGCTAAAAAACGTATTGTTAAACCTGTTGATAATGCTAAATTTATTGATGATATACTTGAGTCTGTCACGGCTTATTAGTGTTGAGAGAAAGCCCAATCGTAGAACTCACGTAAAATTGCTAATGTAACTTCTGCATTAGCTTTTATAGTTGCTTCATCTACATTTCTGTCATTTGAAACAACTTGATGCCAATCCATATTGTTGCATATTTCAACGAAGCTATCAAATTTTTTATGACCTAAAGGTATCATACAATCACCGCCTTTCTATGTAAAGTAAAAATATTATAGCAAAATAAAAGTGTGAAACATGTCAAAATGTGTCGAAATATAAAATAAAAGGAGATGTACATATGACTAATCAAGAAAGAATAAAAAAATACAAAGAAGAACACTGCTCAAGATGCAAAAATAAAACAAAGAACGATTGTGAAATAAGAGTTTTTCAAAATGGAGATGTAATATGTACAAAGTGTGTGTATTATGAGCGAGAAAATTAACTATGCAAATTGTATGCAAAGAAGATGCGATGAGTGCAAGCATTATGACTATTGTTTTAGATATAGACCAAGAAAGGAGAAAAAGAATGAAATTCAAAATAAACAACAGAGAATGGACAATAACGGAAACATCCCAAGAATCAATAAAAAATATGCAAAATATTAGAAGAGCAAATGAAGAAGAAAACTTAAAATCAATAGACACAAGATACTACGGTATTACATATTGTGATATACAAAAAATATATATAGATGAAGATTTGCCAGCAGATAGAAAGAAAGCTACTTTGATTCATGAATTAACACATTGCTATATTGATAATTATATAACACATTGTGATAAACAATATACAGAAGAAGATGTTGCAGACATAGTAGCAAATTCTTATGACATTATTCATGAAATAGTAGAACAATATTTCGAGGTAAAAAATGAACATAAATAAAAACATAAATAAATTATTATATGCTTTATCTATAAAAGGACAAATATATAAAATAAATAGTTTTCAATTTTATAGTGAAAAGAATTGTAAATATTGCACTAAATACCAAATATTAAAAAGAGAACAAGTAGAAATATACAATGAAGAAACAGATGAATTTGAATTACAAGATAGATATAAGCAAAAAGAAGAATGTTATAACAAAATAGATGTAATGAAATACTTAATAAAAGAACACAGAAAAGGAAGTGAGGCAGATGGAAGATGAAAAAGATTATAATAAATTAACAGAAAAGCAAAAAAGATTTATAGATTATTATATAGAAACTGCGAATGCAACAGAAAGTGCAAAGAGAGCAGGGTATAGTTCTAAGACAGCAAAGAATATAGGTGCAGAAAACTTAACCAAACTTAACTATTTCATTCAAGAACGATTACAACAATTAGAAAATAATAGAATTGCCTCACAAGAAGAAGTATTACAATACTTAACAAAAGTAATGCGAGGAGAAGAAAAAGACCAGTTTGGATTAGATGCATCATTACAAGATAGAACAAAATGTGCAGAACTACTTGGAAAAAGATATGGTACATTTAAAGAAAAAGTTGAAGTTGCTGGAAATATACCAGTGGTGATAACAGATGATATTACAGAATAAAATAATAAATAAAAATACACAACAACAAGTAAATAACATATCATTACAAAGTATAGTTGGGAAAGGTTATGCAGAGTATTGGCATTGCAAATGTAGATATAGAGTATGCAAGGGTTCAAGAGCAAGTAAAAAATCAAAGACAACAGCATTATGGATAATAAGCAACATGATGAAATATAAAGAAGCTAATACGCTTGTAATTAGAAAAACATTTAGAACATTAAAAGACAGTTGTTTTACAGAATTAAAGTGGGCAATACATAGATTACAAGTAGATAGTTTTTGGGAGATAAAAGAAAGTCCATTAGAAATGACGTATAAGCCAACAGGACAGAAAATATATTTTAGAGGTTTAGATGACCCATTAAAAGTAACATCAATATCAGTAGATATTGGTGTTTTATGTTGGTTATGGATTGAAGAAGCATACGAAATAACAAAGGAATCTGATTTTGATGTAATAGATGAAAGTATAAGACGGAGAAGTTCCAGAAGGATTATTCAAACAAATAACAATAACATTAAATCCTTGGAATGAACATCATTGGATTAAGAAAAGATTTTTTGATGTTAAAGATGATGATATATTAGCAATGACAACAAATTATCTTTGTAACGAGTGGCTAGATGAAGCAGATAAAAAAGTATTTGAAAGAATGAAGAAAAATAATCCTAGAAGATATCAAGTTGCAGGATTAGGTAACTGGGGTATAGTTGATGGATTAGTATATGAAAATTGGAAAGAAGAAAAATTTGAATTAAATACAATAAGAAACTTAGATAGTGCTTTTGGGTTAGACTTTGGTTATACAAACGACCCAACAGCACTATTTTGTGGTGCAATAGATTTAAAAAACAAAAAGATTTATGTATATGATGAAATATATCAAAAAGGAATGAGTAACAAAGCGATATATAACCAAATAAATCAAATGGGCTATTCAAAAGAAAAGATAACGGCA